TGCAATTGTGCGTTGCTCATTGTCAAGTTACCAGCCCAACCAATGATTCTATAAATAGCATCTTGGTTGATAGCTACACGCTCACGATCACCAATCAATTTGAAGTTACGTTCACGGTGTGGACGGAGTTTCAAATATTCGGTGTTCAAGAAATACATATGTCCGGCAGGGCATTTTCCACCAATACCACCGTCATAAATTACATCAGCACCTTTGAACTTCAGGTTCTCAAAACCGGCTTCACCCAATTTAGCATTGGTGAAACGCTGTTGAGGAACAAGAGAAGCCTCATAGGTTTTATACAAATCGTCATCAGCAACAATCAAGTCAGGTTTGTCAGAACCACGAGAGCAAGCCAAGAAAGCGGCGTTCATCTCGCCATAAATGGTGCTTGAGGTAATTCCTGAAGCAGATTTTGCATAGTTGTGCCAAAATTCGTTACCAGATGTAGCACGGTTAATGCCACCAACAGTACCTGAAGTCGGATCATCAGCAACCAAAGCTTTCAAACCGGTCAACTGTTTACCGCTGTTGCCAGTACCATCAGAATAAATACCAACAGACATTTGGTTAGCCAAAGATTTTTCAGCGTTTTTAATTTTGGCTTCCATCAAGTCGATTACTCTTTCACGACCGCTGTTTTTCAACAGTTCTTCACCAGAGCAACCAATCGGAGCAGCCAAGAGTTTCAACTCATATTCAGCGGCTGTGAATAATTGCGGGTTGTTGAATGTTAAAGTGTCGTATCCAGAATACCAATATGTATCGCTCTCGCCATACTCTAATTCTTCTACAATTTTTGTACCGCCAGAAATCGGACGGATGTTGCCACGTTCTTTCAAACGAGAAAGAAGTGCGTTGTTGTCTGTAACATTGTCTGCCAACTTACCTGTACGAGATTCGAGGGTAGTGGTCAGCAAGTTATCAAAGTTGACATTTCCTGCCATTGTTAATCTCCTAAATTATCATAGTTACGTTCAATTTCCTCACGCAACGACAACGCTTTAGCCTTTCCGTCATTTTTAGAACTCGGATCAAATGCCGCAGTTTTGGCAACTTTTGCTTGAGTGGTTTTGGCACTCAATGCTTCTTTGGCTTTTGCATCAAGGAGTTTTTCCCTAACGCTCTCAACTCGCCAGATAGCTTGGTTATAAGCATCTTCCAAGTCTTTAGCCAAACCTGCCTTTAACAAGGTTTGCATCTCTGCTCTAACGTCTTCAAAATATCCGTGAACAGGATTTCCCGCCTCATCTTTGGCATTGATAAAGTTGTCATATTCGGTTTTGACACGCTCGTTCTCTCTTGACTGCAAATATCCCTGTAATTGGGAAATCTGTTGCCCGTAAGCGTTTAGTTGCTTTTGTAAGGTGTCATCTGTGTTAGAAACGTTATAAATAGAGGATAATCTTGCCAACGTGGTCGCAGGATCATTACTCAAAGCCGTGGCAATTCCGTCCAAGGTTTCTAAATAATCTTGAACGTCCTTATAACCTTGGCTTGTCAAACTATCCTTGCGGTCGTTGTAGAATTTATCAATCCAGTTATAGGCATTTCTAGCTTTGGACAGCCCCTGTTGGTATTCCTTTTCCCGCTCGTTCAGATATTTCTGCCATTCGGGTGAAAGTGTGTTAAAACTGTCCTTAAATTCTTGTCGGTAGCTATTAGGTGCGGTAATAACTTCAACCGGTTCCGGAGCCGGATCATTATTCTCACTTGTAACCACTTCTTCTTTTGGCTCGGTGCTTTGCTCTTCAGCTGAAGACCAAGCCTGTTCAATTTGATCTCTCAAATCTGTCATCTCCATATTTCCTTTTTATAATTGTGAATGAAGTCAGCCATCAATTCATCAGACTGTGCTTTTTCAATAAAAAAACGGCGGTTCTTTAAGAACTCACCGCTGTAATCACTTGCCATCGCTGAACCTGACCGCTTTAAGTATTCATCAATATCCTTTGAACACTCCGCCCAAGTCCCATCAGGCAACTGAAACGCTTCAAACATCACTACCCTCCCAACGTGATGGATTGGGGAACATCCCCTTTAATTCTTCCAAAACATCGTGACACCAAGGCAAACTTGAAAAACACTTGGTTTCACTTTCTCGAATATCACCCCACTTGGTGTCCTTTACCCTGACACCATCGCAAAAGTGATTTCCGTATAAACATCTAATCGAATAAGGTTTGCCAAAATACTCACTTAATGACATATACTTGTCAGCATCAATAACAATCGGGCAATGCACCCCATAATGCTTAAAAGGTTGCCCCTTTTCTTCCAAAAGCTTTCGAGTATTGCAAACTATCTTTTGGTATTCGTTTCGCGGTTGCTCGGGAATATCCCCTCTATGATATGCCGGATAACCCTCACAGGTAAAATTAGCCATCATATAGAAGTCATCATTCATCAATAAAAATTGCTTGGATATTCCGGCTTCAATCGCCGCCACCGTTTTAGCAATAGCGTTTTGATACCATTCGCCTTTATCTTCAACCCAAAGATATTCAACATCTTTTAAGAAATGCGGGCGGTTTCCTACCACCCACACTCTGTCAACGTCTTTGCAATGTTTCTCTAGCGAGCGGAGGGAGTATAATAACTCCCTGTTCCCGTGATAAGAACCACCGCCGACATAATACAAGATGTCCATTAAAACCCTCTCACATATCCTGTTGTAATATTGGCGTTACTCTCACGCCCTGCCTCAATTTCAGCCATCTTAAGGTCAAACTGCATATCAGCTTCCTTATTCGCCATTCTGATTTTATTGTCTTCAGCCTGTTTCTTAAGCTGAACTTCTTGCTCTTTAATGGCATTGGCTTCCTGCTTAACTAAAAGCTCGTTTTGGTTCTTTTGAACCTCCGCTTGTGCTTTCATCAAATCAGGATCAGGCTGTTCGGGTTCGGGTTGTGCCAAATTCTGTTCAATCTTCTTAAAGGTTTCATCAATAGCCGCCGCAAACTGTCTTGCACTCGGTAAAGTAACAACCAAAGACTCAACCATTTGCTTATATAAACCCAATAAAGCCGGTTGCATCGAGATTGACTGGAATGATTGAGTAACGAACTCGTGAATCATCTTCACAGCCTCGGTGGTCTTTGCCATTTCCTCTGACTGTGTGAAAGTTGTATCAGTTTCAACACCCAAAGTCAGGTTTCTCAATTTCTCGGTCTTTAATAATTCAACCGCCATCATTCCTATTTCGGGATTATCAGCAAATTGAATTAACTGTTCAGCCGGCATCTGCTCGCAAATGATTTCAGCCTTGATTTTAAGTATATCAGTCAAAAATCTTTGGAAGTCATTCTGCCGGTCTTGGTTTCTCAAAGTGCCGAAGTTGGTCTTTTTAGTTACCGCAGTCGCTGTTTCGTTCGGATCAGAGTTTCCTCTCATAATATCTGACACGCCGGTGATTTCATAAATTGCACCGATTAAATCTTGACGTCTTTGGGCTAGAGCTTCCAAAGTGTTGATATATTGTTCGATAGGCATAAAGTCCACAAATCCAGCCAAACCGCCCTTTTCTCTGATTTTAGCAAAGTCAGAAACCTCAACCAAAGTAACGTCCTTATTAAGGATATTCGCTAAAACAGGGAAAGAACCATCATAAGCACCGCTAACCTTAAGGGCTTGCATTGTCAGTTTCATTCTACTAACAACGCCGTCCAACTCGTCTAATTGAGCCTTGATTTCGGTGTAATCAGGTGTCGGGATAACCCCATTGTTTGCCAGTGTAGAAAATACCGGTTTCGGGAACGGAAAAAAGCCCTCAACATTGAGGACATCATCGTCAACCCGCAAGAATTTGTCTGTAACCTCTTTGGAAAGGTAAATAACCTTTTTATCCTTTTTATCCCAAATTCGATAAACTTTGGTCGGGCAATCTGCCTCGGTTTCTTCATCAGCAGAGGGGTCAAATAACAGGTCTTTTATGTCTTTGCCAAACTGGTCAACAACTTCCTGCTTGGTCATATCGATAATTTGGGCAACCCAGTCAACATCTTCCCAAACTTTGACATTTTGAACATCGCAGATAAGCTTCATCGGGTCAATGTAGTGAGTTTCAACCTTAACCTCGTCTAAAACTTCTTGCTCAACTATTCCTAATTCAGTCGGCACGGCAACAGTCTTAAACTTGGGGTTAAGTTTCTCATAGGTTAAGCCTAAACCACTCAAAAGATAGTCATTGCGGGCATATTTAATCACGCCGTCAAAATCTTGAGCTTCTAAATCCCAGTTTAATGCCTTTTCCAACATCGAACAAGCAACGTCTAAAATCGGATTTTGCTTTTTGTCTTTTCTTTGAATGTATGGTGTCGGAGCTTTGAAATATATAAACGGCTTCAAAGTTTCGATAGAAGACCAAAAGATATTTTGCTTGTTCTTGTCGTTCTTGTTCAGGTAATATTTGCGGATTTCCTTAATCAAATCGTGGTATTTAGACCACTCTTTTTCGGCTTTGGTTATCCGATTAACCCATTTTTGTGTATCATTCATCATAAACACCCAGTAAAGAATTTTCCCTAACTGCAACTAAACCATCTAAAGCGGGCAAATCGTCCCACTTGAAATAAATAACGTGGTCGCCCTCTTTAACAGACTTAACCTGTTCCCCCACGCTGACCACATAGCCTGATTTAGTTTCATCGTGATCATCTAACTCAATAATTGTGCTTTTGGGTTTCTCATCAGGTTTGATGAATACCCTGTCCATTATTGCTCTCATTTTGTCCCTCTCTACCATCCCACGCTTGGTGAAGTTCTAAATAGACTTTCAATAGTAACTTGACCGTTGCCATAGGTTTTTACTGTTCCATTGTCATAGACCGGCTCGGCAAAGGTTAAAACAAAAGCGTCCGCCTTATCAGGTGAACGCCCTATTCTCTCTTTAAGCCTGTCTTTTGGTTCTAACTGCAAACGCCCTTTTGAGTCATAGCCTTTATTCACGGAGCAAAGGTCATCAGCTAACTCTTCATCATTAATCAGCTCGACATTGCCTTTAAGCCACTCGTTAGCCTCTGCCCACATCGCGGCACGTTTGTTAAAGTATCGGTCATCATTGATAGCCTTGCCACCAAAATTAACCCCTCGGACTATCTGCCCAAAACCTCGGTCAACAAGAATATCATAAACACCGGCACCCGTGTTGCCCATAT